AGTATCAGGAAGGTATTGGTCTAAGAAATTAAAATTCGTTATATAATTCGTGCTTAGAGCTTGTTGTTGGGCGCTTGGTTGTAAGTCAAATCCCGGGGTTGCATTTACTGCCATAATTTTTAATTTTTTTAATGTTTAACTTTTTTTCATGCTTCTAATTTTGAGTCCTCTTCCACTATCAGTATTTCCAACAGGTCTTATTTTCATCCCGTCTTTTGACACTGTTTGTGGCGATTGTCTAATGTCCATGTTAATGTTTTTAGATTTTCTACTAACATTATCTACAGCCTTTGACATTCCTTGGTCATAAAAGAATTGAGCAAATTTATCAGGATTCATAGCTACTGCTAATGAACGATGATATCCTTTTGGATCTTGCATTAAACCATCTTTGTTTAAAAATTTGCTAATAAAATTATTAACATCAGATTGAACATTTTTAAGTTCTTCAGCAGTTCCAGGCTTGAATGTAAAATCATTATCTCCAACAGTAAAATCAAAACCTTTGAATTCGCTGTTAAAAACCTCATCGGTTTTATTTAAGAAATAATCATACTTTCTTTTACCTTCATCTTCTTGATTTTTAGATTTCTCTATGTAACTTTTGTAGGCAGTTAAATTTTCTTTTTGATCTTCCGATAACCCACCCCCACTTGACTCAAGAGGAGCTTTATATTTATCTTTTTGTTCATTCAAAAACTTTTTAGCTTTCGCAAGTTCTCGTTTTTTCGCTAATTTGACCTTCTTAATATCTTTCGGTTCATCTAAGTCTTCGTCAAAACTAAATTTATCCTCAATGATATCTTGAATATCTATTTCATCCAACCCTTCTTCGGTTGAACTATAATAATTAGCTAGTACAATGTCATCTTCCATTGTATCAAAGTCTTTTTGTAAATTATAAAAGTCTTCAATACCACGGCCAGTTTCTTTTTTGTACTTAAAATACGCAGACACATCTTCAGGTAATTCCTCATTCGCCTCTTTTTCCGCAAACAATTCATCAACAGAATCTATATCCTTGTTGTATCTATTTTTTATATATGAAAGAACGTCTGTGTCACTCAATTCCGGTATGGGTGGTGACGCATCTAACTTATCTTCTTCTTTTATCTCTTCTTTTTGTTTTGAAAAATCTATCTTATTGTCAGTAACAACAGGATTTTGATTATCTTCAAATTTTTCTTCATGCTCTTTAAGCAGTTGCTGTTCAACTTCTGCCTGGGATTTCTCTTCAACAAACCCTAAGTCTCTTACTTTTATTTCCATTTGATTTAATTTTTTATAAAGTTACACATTTAATATACACGTTTTTAAGCCTATCAATTACCTAGGTTCAAATTCTGCTAGATCAAAACCATCTAAACTATCTTCGTTAGATTCAAAATTAATAGCTGGTAGATCTCGTTTTTTCTGTTCAATCATTTTAGAGGTTTGAGTAGATTGTTGGCTTATTCTTTGGTCTTTTGCCTTTTCTCTACCTTGTTCCCTTTGATCTAATTGAGATTGCTCAACACCTTTTAATTGCATTTGGAAATTAAATTCCGTTTGCATTAGTTGTTCTTTTAATTGAGCTTCCATTTGTAATTTTTGAACATCAAAATTCATCTCACTTTCTTTAATCTGTATTTTAGATTGAGTTTCCATTTGTGTTTTCTGAGCGTCAAGTTGAGCTTGAGCTTGCTGCGCCTGCATTTGCATTTGCGCTTGCATTTGTTGTTCTTGCGCTTTCTGCGCTTGCTCGGCTTCTTGTTTTTTCTTACGTTTTAATTTAAGAAGTTGATTAGCCATTTTGATATTATTTAATTCTCTAATATCTATAGCATCTTCTAAACTAATATTTTCTTTAGACAAAGCCATTTGAATGTTTTGTTCCAACATAGCTTGCTGCTCTTCGTCTGGAGCCATTTCAATAAAGATTCCAAAATCGTGCAAATATAAATTTTTTATTTCATCAATTATATTTACATTATATTTCCCTATCTGCATAGCAAACTCATCAGCAAAATCAGAATACTCTAAAATGTCAGCTGTTCTAATAGATAATGCTTCCGCAATTGTTTTTGTTATATATAAGCTAGCCTGAAGAATATGTCTAGTCGCAGTGTTTGAGTTTAAAGCTGCTAATTTCTGAACACCAACTAAAGAATTAGGATCTGGCATCGAGCCATCTCTTGCTTCATTTAATCCAGTAACTTGTCTAATCATATCTAAATAATGATTATAGTTTGCAATTAACATTTGCATTTTACTAGCACCACTATTAGAGGTTAATTGAGTTATAGGAACTCTAGCATTATTGTATTCGCCATCCTGAGTATAGCTACGCCCTACAACACTACCTGTTTGGAAGTATAACCTTAAGGCATCTTCTGGATTATAAGCGTTTCCTGATCCCAAGTCCACTTCATTTAATCCATCAGCATCTATAAACACACCATCTGGCACTACCCTTGATACTACTTGTTGTATTTTTAAATGAGTCATCTGAATTAAATCAGCAAAAGGAATCATCCTTCTAACTAAAGACTCTAGCCCACCTTTGTACATTCTAGGTGCGCAGGCAATATAGTTAGGTAAGGCATATTGATTTGATGATTTAGGTCGAACCATGTTTTCTGACAACTTCCATTTTAAAATAATATTAGTTCCCATTACCATTACGCCCTCATACCATACATCTATTCTTTTTTCTATTCTTTCAAATTCTCCCTCATCCATCTTTTCTTGTGGCGGGTTAAATTGATCATCTTTTTCAACCGTTTTAAAAGCACCGTCATTTAATTTTTTTCTTTTATAAACAAAACTATGTGTGGTTTTATAATTAAAATACATCAATGTAGCTGTGTCTCTATGAAACAAACTGTTTTGATAAAATTGTGCATTGTTAAAATAATTATACCACGACTGACTATGTTTTGAAATTTCTTCTAAATCTTCATTTGTTAAATCAGGATCAATTTTAATAAGCTCTGTTATTGGAACGGTTTTAATTTCTCCCCAATAAAAACAATCTTTAAAATAAGGATCTTCTGTATAACTATAAACAACATTAGCTGGATCAACATATTCTAACTTAACTCCAGTTCCTAAAAGAAACTCATGTTTTGTAATTCCTAAACCTAATGTGGCAATATCATAATCTACACGACTACGAATATCATTATAATGATTTTCTGCTAAAAGAGTATTGATAGCTTCTTCTTCTGCAATCTCAATTGCAGGTTTATACTTCATTTGCATATACAGTTCTAGCTCATCATCACTTTCTGGTAATTCATCGCTTGGAGTTTGAAATAATTCCATTCCAAAATCTTGTTCCGCTTGCATGATCATATCTTTAGATATCATCTCTTTTTCAATCATCTCCTGAAACTGATTTCTTTTTTCAGCTGACATAGCATCTTCTGCGTAGACTTTAACTTTAAAAAGTCTGTCAGACATGCCATTTACGACAATATCTACAAACTTTGGTATAATAGGAATTGGAGTCCAGTCTAAATTTAAATAACTTAAATCTCCATCTATTGCTAATTCATTTTTATATTTAGCTACAGATTGCTCTCCTCTTGCATAGAGCCTAAGTCGCATAAATTCACCCCATTGATTATAGAACCTACAGCTTCCGCCATCTCTTCTAAACCATTCGTATTGGATAGCTTGGCCTATTCTAAGACCATACTCTACCTTATCTTTTGTTGAATCTGACGCAAATTGATCAGGAAATGCAGCAGCCTGGATATCTATAGTTACTTCTTTCATTTATTTAAGTAATTGACTTACTGAATTCTTGTTATCGTATCTTGCAAAGTTAATGCTTATTTTTGATTGTTTTTGAACGGGAGTGTATAGGTGTTTTTGGTTTGCCATAATTGCTAATCCAGAACTAATAGATGCATCAAACTTTGTTCTATTAGATATATCAAACTTAGCCCAGTCTTCTAATGTTTTTGCAAAATACATACTCCCCATATCGTCTTTATCTCTATAAGTTCCTTCTAAATCTAACCCTACATGTTTCTCAATATACGACTCAATCGCTGAGGCGTGTGATTGCTTAACGTCTTCAGAGGTGTTAGGAATCCCACCTAACTCTCTTTCAGTCTTAGATAATTTATTATAAACCTTATCAGGTCTATTTAAACAAAACCCTCTGTATCCTCTATTCTTAAAATGATACAATAAACGAGGTTTATTATTCTCACATAATATTGGCATACCATAAAATATACATGCCATTAATACTTCTTCAAAAAATATTTCAGCCGTTTGAGGTCGAGCAATATATTCTAAAAAGAATTCATTGCTTGGCGCATCATCCATATTGAATTTAGTTAGACCATGTAAAGCTCCATTTGAACCTTTACCAACTACCACGCCTGAAATATCATAAGAGTCACACCCAAAAGTTCCGATGTGTTCGTTGCCTGGATATTTTTTTCCAGCCCTAACAATCACATTGTTTTGAAGCGCAGCTTTAGGGGTGTAAGTTACAAAAAATCTTCCTCTTTTATTTGGCGACCATATTACACTAGAATCTTGTATCCCGTCTTTCCAATAAAAAGATCCTTGAGTTACGTGGTGATGAATATTTAACGAATCATTGTAGTCAATTTGCTGATATATTTTAGTTAAATTAAATAATGATTGTTTGCTTTCATCTCTAAACGCATGAGATTCTGTTCTAGGAAACTGTCTATAGAATTCATTTAAAGCATCAGGATCCGATGTTAAAGACTCTACTTCATTCTGCCAATAATCTACCGCACCTTGACTAATTATTTCTTTATCAATACCAATTATTTTTTCTGTAGGATTTTTAAAAACAGGCATACCATAACGATCAATAAACCCCTCCATATTCCATTCCATAGGAATAAATAAATTATATAATCCACTTTTTGTTTGCCCGTTTTGATTTCTTTTTAAGCAATCAGATGCTTCAAATAAATCTTTAAAATTTCTACCACCTTTATCTAGAGCGTTGGATGTAGACCCCATCATGCATTTACCAATAACTTTACTTCCTAATCGTAAACAAGTTTTTGTAACCCTCCAGTTATTTAATATATTTTCTGGGCGTTCCCATTTACCACTTTCATCATGTAAAAGTAATTGTAGCTTCTCACCATCATAGCTGTTGTCGGAAGTGTTTTTCCAGTCAATAGTAGTATCTAAACCTTCTAAATCATTTTCACTAACAGTATACATATTCTTCTTAGTAATTTTAGAAGCTGGGACTCTATAAGCTAATTCAGTTTTAGGCTTATCCATACCATCTTGTATGGGTTTAAAAAAGAAAGGATAATTATTAGATATAGGAACTATTTTATCTGTAAACATCTTCTTAGCATCTGCTCCAGTTTTTGATAATATACCAACCCTTGAATCTTTAGTTATAGTAGCCGTGTTCACGCCCTCGCAGGAGCTCATAAATGAAAACCCAGAACGTCTTATTTTTAAATAACACATTCCAAAACTTCTCTTGTCAGCTTTACATGCCTCCCAAAATATATAGAATAATCTATTGGCTTCCCTAAAGTCTGGATGACCAACATCAATTTTTGTCCACTGTAAGTACATGTAATGCGTTCCTGTAATATAAGTTGAAACACCATTATTCATAAACCAAAAACCTTCATCTCTTTTATCAAACTCTTCCTCAATATAGTCTACCCACTTATTTTTAAATTGTATAGGAGCTTCATGCCATTGAAATATAGATTGAATTCTTTTTAGCTCTTTATGAACTTCAGTTGCTTTCCAGTATTGCTCTATTTTACTTTTAGAACGCTTATAAACTTTAGCCGGTGGCTTAGGTAAAGCAATTTTTAATCCATTAATATTTATTACGTCTTGAATCTGTCCTGACTTAGATATAACTACAAAGTCATACTTCTCATTATATCCATATTGCCATGTTTTTGATTTGTTTTTAGTAGACAAAACATTGGCAGGCACTGCTTTAAGAACAGGGCTAAATAAATTATTTTGATCTTGATTCTGCAAATCCTTTAGGGGTATTATTTTTATTTACATCTACGCCATTTAATAACTGCTTTTCATCTTCAATTCTTTTTAATATTTCAAACGCATCAAAAATAGCTAGTTTTTTTGTAGCTGCAGCGTTCTTTAACCTGTCAGCCGCCAATTCATCGTCAGAATTATATTTAATAATATCTTCCTTAGCTACTTTTATTAATTGTAACACAGCTTTTTCACCTGCATTAATTATCTGTTCTTTTATTTCTTTTATGTCCATCGGGTAGTTTAGTGTGGTGTCTGTAATTTACTAAAATTTCTTCATTTATTTCAATGTCTTTAGCAGCAATTAAAATTATATCGTTTTTATCTTCTGGAATAAACTTTGAATTATTTAAAGAAGAGTGGTTTGTAT